TCCCTCCCATCCAGCTTCTCCTTCAGCCGACAGCAAACCAGAAGATATATCCCTTAATATACCAATATCCTTATTAGATATTCTATAAAACTTCAGTTTTTCTGACATATTATCACCCTCTTTCTGTTCTCGGCTTTCTTACCCTTTTATAACCGAGAGTCCCTGCTGAACTTTTTTTATCCGAGTTTAGCCAATGCCCTCAAGGGTACAGGGACATATAATCTAAACACTTTTACGATTTACTTTTGATGATTGATTGCGTAATTTATACAATCAACCATCTCATCTAGGTCGTAAAATCCTCCACAACTTTCTATCATTTCACTTATATCACTACCACAGCATTTACACTTTTTTACTTTTGATAGAGTAAAGCAATAGATATCCCCACTCAAATACTTATTGTATAGTTTGATAAACTCTTCAGCGTCTTTTTTGTTTTTATCTGTTATCAATACTCCATAAATACCAGAGTCCCATCTATCGTTATATGGGTATATCTCATCTGTCAATGATAGTGATAATCCTGAATGGTCATATCCGTATAAGACATAACTCTTCAATTTCTTACTCCTTGCATCTTTTACTGCCTCTTCTATTGAGGAATACCCGTGATTGCTACCATAACTTCTATGGAATGAAACAATCGTGGTATTTTCTTCCCAATCTTCAGGACTATCAACCAATTCATCAGGGAACACTACTAATCTATATCCGTTTTTTTCTATCGGATTTTCAAAAGAGTCTGATAAATCTTCTCTGTTAAATATATTTTTATTTTTCTTATTTTTTTTCATTTTTATCCTTTTTAACTTTTTACTTTTTTGTACTCTCTCGCTTTCTTGCCCGTTATTGCTCGGATAACGGACAACGCTTCTAAAAACTTATAGTTTTAATTCTTCTTTTATATCTTCCAGTGCTTCGTAAAGTATCTCTTCATTTTCTTTATATTGTCCTTGCCTTATTGCCATCATCATATCGGGTTTGCCATCAGTTTCAGGAAACCCGTATTCTTCAATAGCATCTTCAACTTTGTAATAATTATCACGAAGCCAATCAAGTAAATCTGCGTTATAGACATCTATATTATTGTCTGCTATCTCGGAAATTGCATCTTGTATTTCATCATTTTTGATTGCTTCTTTTAGTTCTTTGGTAGTGGAATAGTAATTTTGTAATTCTTCTTTTGCGTATTCTTTTGTCATTCCAAAGTTCACCCCCTTTTTATATAACTATAAGTGAAGCATAGCATCTATTTTACTATTTGTCAATACCCTTAGTAAATACCTCTAGAGTGTGATATAACTTCGTTAATGGAAAAAAAGGTAAACCCAAAGCAACGTAAATTCATTAAGGAATATATCAAAACAGGTAACGCTACGCAGTCCGTAGTTCGTGCCGGATACAAAAGCAAAAATCCCGAAGTGTCCGCCTCGCAATTATTAAGAAATGCTAACGTACAGGATGAAATAAAGAATGTGCTAGATAAAGCAGGTCTGACTGATGAGTATCTCGCCGAAGGTTTAAAGTTCGCTATAGAGAAAGGCCTTGCATCTGAAAGACGTACACTCTCCGATGGTATCCGCTCCATAGAGTTGGTTGCACGTTTAAAAGACAAGTTTCCAGCAGAGAGAAAAGAAATCGCTACGCAGTCCCTTCACCTGTCTTTGAAAGGAAAGAGCATAGAAGAGTTGGAGAGAGAATACAAGGCACTCATAGAAGACGCCAAAGAGTTTAACCGAAAGTTAATAGAATAGTCGTACATTGAAAACATACATTGAAGATAAACGGAGCCGGATAGCCGGATCTTAACGGAGTTGAAGTAAATCGGAGTCAAGCCGAAGCAAACCGGAGTCAAACCAGAGTTAATTCGAAGCTTCTGTTCTTAACCAAACGTTGCTCGTGTGTGCGGATTGTAAAATGTTGCGGGAATTATGCGGGAATTATGCATACTACAGGATAAAATATACCCCATGACAATGTATAACCTGCGTTTGTTGTTGTTAAATCAACATTGTAGCTTGTAAAAGATGTCGTATAATGCACATTTAACGACATCTACAGGAAAGGGGGGCATACACCCAACTCGTTGAAAATAAATTTAACGTTTAGAACCGCCCCAGTGCCGACATAAAAACGCAAAATGTTTAGTCTTATAGTAATTTTTGCAGAAAAAATATAGATTTTTAAAATGTTTTAGGCGTAAGGTATTTTGTATATATGGGGATGTGAATTAGACTGCTGGTTTGTCTAGCCAGAGAATACGGGTTAAAGCCCCGTCATCCCCGCCAACGTAAAATGAAAGAAAAGAAATATGTAGCAATCTGCTTTAAATGCAGAGAATATAATTTAACCGTACCAACGGAGGATTCCGTGTGCCCAAAATGTGGCGGACCTTTAAAGATAGTTGGGGAAAGGCTTAATATAATGACCAGTAATGGGCAATACAAGAAACATTTATGAGATTTAAGAAACCAGAAATCACATGTGAAGAGTGTCTTGGGAAGTTCGAATTTACTGAGTCTGATATTCATGGATCTATGGGGGAAGATGAATACGAATTGTTCGTAACCTGCCCCTATTGTGAGGAAGAGATTTGGATAGAGTCCGTAGAAGATTATGGCTTTTGGCCAGAGGATATTATAGGAGATGAAAAGCTGGAGTTTGAAGACGACGATTAACCCAGAGACAGGAAAGCCAGTTACATGGCAGAAACCTAAGTCCGAACATCCCTGGAGACAATATCAGAATAGGATTAAACCAGAGAGTGATAGAATAGATATGATTCCTTTAAAAGAGTATCTGGAGAATATAATCGAGAATTGGGATAATATAGAAATAACGACATTTGGGGATATGGGAGATAGGACCTATACATTAAAAACAGCGTCCCAGAAGAAGGCGGCAGCGTATATAGTTGGAGTTTTGAAGAGGAATTATGTCCAAAAGTAAAATGAAAGAGCATCTTGACTCAAAAAAAGTCAAGAAAACAGATAAAGAGAAAGAAGTGGAGATGCTTTATGAGTTGGAACACGTAGATGACGATGAATTCCACACTTCGGAAGCCAAAAGAGAGGTAAAAGAGGAGAAAAAACAGGTTGAAGAAGTAACAGATGTTGTAGATTCGGTTCGTAAGAGCTATTATGAGTACTTTGAACGGCTCGCTGACTATGGGAACTACCTTTTAAGTAAAATTGAGCTTCCAAAAGGGTATAAAGTCATGTGTATCTATACTACAGCCAATCATAAAGCATATCTTTTTGGTGGTGAGTCGGTTAATGCACCCGAGGGTGTCTTGTTTGTGCTTCATAATGGCAAATCCAACTTTATAAAGGGCATGAAAGTTACTCGTGAGGCCGAATATGATATAAATGCTGTGGAAATACTGGCAGATGAGCTTGAAAATACGGTAGATTTCTTAACGGGTAAGTTGGAAGACCCCGAACAGCAAAATCCTAATGGGTTAATATTATGAGGTATGTATCTTTATTTGCAGGAATTGGAGGATTTGATTTGGCCCTAAACCGCCTCGGGCATGTATGTGTTTGGGCTAATGAATGGGATAAATATGCGGCACAAATCTACAATAAAAATTTTGGGAAATTTGGGGAATGGACACGAAGCACAGAATGTGTACGACTCGGCAGGAATAGCACCGACAGTAAGGGAGAATTATGGGAAGATAACAAGGGTGATGTACGACCCCTACAACAGGAAGGTTCAGAAGAATCAGGAGAATGCAAACTCATTGAGAACAAACCATACGAATGGAAACACTTGGGTAATGGAATTGACACACGGGACATCAAATATGCAGCAGAAATATACGAGAAGAATCTTAGCACCAAACAACTTTCAACACAAAGCGGGGGATGGAACAAAGACGAGAAAGAAAAGGATAGTGGACATAGTGCCTTCACTACAAGCAAATGCGGGGGGAACACAGCAAAGCTATGTGATACAAGAGACATCAGAACAGTCCCCACAAGTGAAATCCCCGACCACGACATCCTTACCGCAGGATTTCCATGCCAAGCTTTTAGCATTGCTGGAAAACGCAGAGGATTTGATGACACCAGAGGAACTCTCTTCTTTGAAGTCGCAAGGATACTTAAAGATAAACAGCCGAAGTTCTTTATACTTGAAAATGTTAAAGGACTTCTATCTCATGACAACGGAAACACTTTCAAGACCATCATCTCCACGCTTACAGAATTGGGGTATGACCTTCAATGGCAAGTGCTTAACAGCAAGAATTTCGGAGTCCCACAGAATAGGGAAAGAGTGTTCATTGTCGGACATATTAGAGGAGAACCCGGACCAGAAGTATTTCCTATCGGAACAGGCAGTAAAGAGAATGTTAAAGAAGGGGTACTCGCCCACACTCTCAATGCAAGCGACTGGAGGGGAGCAAATAGAAACCAACAACAAACAACCATACGAACAGACAAGCAGAATACACAAAAAAGAGGGGATAAGTCCAACACTACCAACACCATCAGGCGGACATCATATACCGATGATATGCGAATCAGACGACTAACTCCAACCGAGTGTGAACGATTGCAGGGATTTCCAGATGGTTTCACTGAAGGAGTAAGTGATACACAAAGGTATAAGACTTTGGGAAATGCAGTAACAGTAAATGTAGTTTATGAGGTAGCAAAGAGATTAAATGGATAAATTAGAATTAATAACAAAGATTGAACAGGCCAAAGAGGTTTTGCGTGCTCAAAAAGAAAAATATTATTCCACTCACTTTTATGAGTTTAATAGAGACGTTTTGGGGTGGCCAGACCTATACGAACCTCTACATAAGAGAGTATGTGATTTTGTACAGGATAATGTAGACAAAAAGAAACTCTTAATACTTCTACCCAGAGGCTCTCTTAAGTCTTCAATCATTACAATCGGGTACACTCTGTGGAGAATATGTAAGAACCCTAATGAACGTGTTTTAATCGCTAACGCTACTTATCCTATGGCTGTATCCTTTTTAAAACAGATTAAAGACCATTTAAGCAAGAACGAGGTCTTAAAAGATATATATGGAGACCTGACTAAGGATGCCGAGGGGTGGAGAGAGAATTTAATTACTTTATCTGGAACTATGGATGGTTCTGGGTACAGAGGAAAGGAGCCTACTGTTTCAGCCTATGGAATGGAATCAAACCTTGTTGGTTCTCATTTTACCTTTGGAATATTAGATGATATGGTTAATAGAGACAATATAAACACAAGGGAACAATTAGATAAGCCTATTAACTTTTTTAAAGACGCACTGGACTTAATAGACCCTATAAATGGTAGAAAACAGGTCATTGTTATCGGAACTACGTGGAGTCAACGGGATTTGTACTCTTGGATTGAAGAAGAGGAATCTGGTGTTGGTCAGGACTTTGCGATTCTAAAACTACCTGCCTACGAAGGCGAGTGGGGTAAGGGAAAACTCTTATTTCCTACTCGTTTGGGTTGGGAACAGTTAGAGGAGTTAAAAAGGTCGCAGGGATCTTCACACTTTGCGGCACAGTATCTTTTAAACCCAGTTCCAAGAGAAGATGCTTTATTTAAGTTTGATTTTAAATACTATGATGATACCGACCTTATAGGAGTTGATTTAAACAAGTTTATTGCAGTTGACCCCGCCCTTTCGGATAAGAAATCTGCCGATTATTCCGCTATGGTGTGTGTGGGGGTAGATAAGAATAATACATGGTATATCCTCGATATTTGGAGAGATAAGGTAAACCCGTCTCGCTTAATTGACCAGATATTCTATTGGGATGAGAAATGGAGACCGGTAACGATAGGAATGGAGACAGTGGCGTTCCAGAAGATTCTCCAATTCTCTATTAATGATGAGATGAGAAAGAGAAACAGGTTTATCCCCATTAAAGAGTTGACTCACCACGATAAATCTAAGGATGAAAGAATCAGAGGACTTGAACCTAGATACGAAACAGGGACAGTATTTCACAAAAAGGAACTTCCAGAGAATTCTACTTTAGAAGACGAATTGAGGAGATTTCCTAGAGGTAAGAATGATGACGTAATTGACGCATTGGCTTCTATACTAGAGATTTCCTACCCTCCAAGAAAGAGAATGGAAAGAAGGAGGTTCTCTCACTCTGATTATCCAGCATAGAATAAGTTATACTAAATAACAGATATGATACAA